TCTCCCTGAACAAGCAAGTGGCCGAGAATTCGGCGTCCGTCCGGAGGATCGGCTGATGCTCCGGGACGTCGAAACAGACGACTGCGCCGTGACGGCTCTGGCCAACGTGACCGGGTTCAGCTACGAAACCTGCCACGACGCTCTGGCCAAGGCCGGTCGCCGGATGCGGGAGGGAACCAAGCCGTCCGAGACCCGGACAGCCCTGGCCGCCCTTGGCTACCGCGTCACCCACGTTTGGAAGGGCGGCGCAGTCAGCGCTGCCCTTGGCCTAAGGTCACCGAAGATGAGTTCAGTGATCACGGACCCCATCGCATGGGAAGATCACCCAGATGCATTGGTGTTCGCCCCGACTCACGTGGCCGCCTTTTCAAAGGGCGAACTCAAGGACTGGTCCGCAAACCGCGACATGCCGATCGAAGAGATCTGGTCCGTCGCCCCCATCCACGCGCCGGTTGTGGCGCCAGACGTTATTTACCTGTGATGGCATTCTTTTGGGTCATCATCCTTCTGGCCTTCGTGGTGGTCTTCCTGAAGATCACCTACTACGCCTTCCTCCTGGCCATCGGCCTCGTCCGCCTGGCCCTCAACCTTTGCCAACGTCTGTGGATGGCAGCGCAATGACCCAGTCACCTTTTGACCACGGCGGCAACCGCGCAAGGGCCACCGCCGACCGCCACATTCCCTTATCTAAAGGGAATGTGAACGTCTGGGCCGTTCCACAAGGCCGCCGTCAGTGGGCCGCTTTCGTCGGAGGACTGGCCCTGGGCCTGCTCCCATTCATCCTTGCTTTGTTGCTGAGGTTGTGATGATCGCCCTATCCCAAGGTGAACAGCTTGCCCTGGTTCGCGGCATGGTTCCCGAGTTCGACTCCATGCGCTCGACGGACAAGTCGGCGTGGATGCGGATCGCCGTGGACGGGTGGGAGGCCCTGGAACGGTTCAGATTGGGCGCGCGATGCGAACGCTGTGGCTCTCCTGCCAAACCCCATGACCTCTGCGCTCTTTGCGATGAGTGTGTGCGGGATGTGACGGAGGATTTGTGATGGCCCCCGACCTATTCGCCCCGCCGTCTGTCAGCGGCAACGAGCCGAGCGCGGTTAGCCGTAGCATCCCAGGAGCCGCGCTCTATGCGGCGTTCTGCGCCTGCCGAGATGGGTCATTGTTCCAACATTGTTCGGCCTTTGAAGCCGCGCTGATCGATACGGGCTGGACGCCGCCAGCCGAGGAATCGCCATGATCGCGGCGCTCTACGTAGAGACGGGCGGTTGCTATTTCGGCTTGCCGAATGCCATGCGGATGTGCTGCTGGACCTCGCCAACGAAAACGCCCCCAACACCCCACCAGACCCGGAGATCCCATGACCGAGACCCTGACGATTGATCCCAAGCGCCTCGCGCGGATCAAAACCCTGAAATCAGGAGGCCATCGTGGGATTACGGATGGCGCCTGCGTCATGGAAGCCGTCGCCTATGTTGCGGGCGAGATATGGTCGGATCATCCCGCCTGCGCCTGTCCGGTGATCACGGAGTTTCTGGTGAGTTGGAACGATGCGCTCCCCGACGACGAGCGCACCGAACTTCTCAAGCCGCTGATCCCCCTCGTCGTCGGAACACGCGGAAGCAAAGCCCTTGAGGCGCGACGGGCGAACATGGCCGCAGACTGGTTTATCCGCGTTCAGACGCCCGCATGGCTTAGGCTCGCCGGACTGACGAAACAAGCCGAGACGCTTGAGGCTTTCCCCGAGATCACCGACTTCGCCAAAGTCCCGTCGCTCATGCCGACACTACAGGCCATCCGCAAAGATTCGGCCGCCGCAGGGGTCGCCGCAGGGGACGTCGCAGGGGACGTCGCAGGGGACGTCGCACGGGACGCCGCATGGGCCGCCGCATTGGCCGCCGCACGGGTCGTCGCAGGGGACGTCGCAGGGGACGTCGCATGCGACGTCGCAGGGGACGTCGCATGGGACGCCGCACGGGCCGCCGCAGGGGACGTCGCATGGGACGCCGCACGGGCCGCCGCAGGGGACGTCGCAGGGGACGTCGCATGGGACGCCGCATGGGACGCCGCATGGGCCGCCGCACGGGTCGTCGCAGGGGTCGCCGCACGGGACGCCGCATGGGCCGCCGCATTGGCCGCCGCACGGGTCGTCGCAGGGGACGTCGCATGGGACGCCGCATGGGCCGCCGCATGGGCCGCCGCAGGGGACGCCGCACGGGACGTCGCACGGGACGCCGCATGGGCCGCCGCATTGGCCGCCGCACGGGTCGTCGCAGGGGACGTCGCATGGGACGCCGCATGGGCCGCCGCATGGGCCGCCGCAGGGGACGTCGCACGGGACGCCGCACGGGCCGCCGCAGGGGACGTCGCATGGGACGCCGCACGGGCCGCCGCAGGGGACGTCGCATGCGACGTCGCAGGGGACGTCGCATGGGACGCCGCACGGGCCGCCGCACGGGTCGTCGCACGGGCCGCCGCACGGGACGCACTCAAACCGACCACGACCGCCCTGCAGGCCTCTGCGGTCGATCTGGTCAAGCGCATGTGCACCCTGTCTGACGCAGACCTGGAGCCAACGGCATGACCGATCACCCGAAGGAAGTGTGGATGGAGAGGTCCAGCGGCCTTCTCTGGCATCAAACATATAGGTATCGCTTCCCCAACGCCATCCGCTACGTCCCCGCCACCGATCTCGATGCTGCGAGGCGGGAGGTTTGGGAGGAAGCGATCAAACAGGCCGAGGGAACGCCGAAATTCGGCTACGGCCAAACGACGAAAGAGGCCATCATCAGCAACCTCCGCGCCGCCCGTGATGCAGCGGGAGGGGAGACTGAAACTCGGAGCCAGATAGGTGCGCCTCACGCTGGCTTAAACGATGGCGGGTCACAAGCAGCCACGTCCGAGACCCCATCCCCCGACTTCACGCCCGCTGGCCATCACATCGCGACGGTGGAGGCGGTGTGCAAGCACGTCGGAACGCGTGGAAACGTGCCGACCATGACCAAAAACTGGATCGTGGCTGGCCTACGCGCCCACTTCCTACCGCCCGAACCTCCCAAGATGACACAAGAGGAAGTGGATCGGTTGCGGGAGGCGTGGATCGAGGCGGCGGAGGCTTATTAGCGGGACCCCAGCCCGTTGAGCGCGGGCCATGCGAATAAGGCGGCACGCGACAAAGCATGGACAGCCTACCAAACCGCCCGCACCGCAAGAGAGGGAGAGGGAGAATGATCCGAGTCTGCCCAGAGCGCGACGCAGTTTGCCCGCACGGCATGGACTGTCCCTACGTCCTTGACCGCTACGAGTGCAAGCCGGAACCCAGGCCCGAAACGCCACCAATGGCCAACCCTCAACGCCATGCGGAAGAGGTGGGGTGATGGCTGAAAAGCACCACGCCGATCATGGGCCGATCTCTGCCGAGCATCACGCGCTGATGAACAGCCTGGCGCACGGTCTGGACGAAATCTTCAACGGCAAGGACTGCCCCGCCGACAAGAAGCGCGTCGGCTTCTTCCTGACCGTGTTCAACCTTGATGAATCCGAGGGTCGTTTCAACTACATCAGCAACGCCGACAAACTAGATGTGCGGGTGATGCTGAAAGACGTTCTAGCGCGCATCGAAGCCAGACTTTCACCAGAAGGAACAGCATAATGACCACTACAGGCGAAACCCTGACTTTCGGACAAAAGGCCGTGGGCCTTACATTCAATCCGTCGGCTGATGCCGCCGTGAACGAGTGCAAGCTAACCCACGCTGCGGCCATCGATCAGATGGACACCTTCCGCAATCTGCCGACAACCTCGCCGGAGGCGAAGCGGCTCGCGTCCATCGCCATTACCGAACTTCAAGGCGCCCAGATGTGGGCGGTGAAGGCGCTAACGTGGAAGCCATGACCTCCCCCACAAACCCCACGGACAAGCTGGTGGAGGCGCTGAAACATGCGCGCGGATGGGTTGTGACGTGTTCGGAGTCCGCCAAGGCCAGACGCGACCTCAAAGAGATCGACGCCGCTTTGGACGCCTACCGCAGCCGCGCACAGGACGATGGAGTGACGATGCTTGTCGGTCAAGAATGGCTTGACCGCAAGACCGCCTCTGACCCTGACGACGCCGACTGCGAAGTGCGCCCTCCCCTGATCGTCACGGACAAACTGGTGGAGGCGGTGGCGAGGGCGCTCTGCATCAGTCGCGACGGGCTCGACCTGTCCCGCGAGAAGGACCGCAAGTATCTCGAAGGCGAATGGTCGGACTGGAAAGACGAAGCCCGCGCCGCCCTAGAAGCCGCCCTAGCCCGCTCCGGTCCAGCCGAACACGACCGCGAGGAGTTGCTTGACACGATCGCGGACGCGATTGGCGACAGTATGGATATGGACTGGAACTACCGCGACGGTGCGCGATCAGTGCTTGCAGCGTTGGTGGCTGAAAACATCGTGAAGGTGAAACCATGACAGACTTTGCTTGGCTGATCGAGGCCCCCGGCGCTCAATATCTCGAAACGATCACCATAGGCCATTACCCCGCTTTCCGGTGGACAAATGACCACGACAAGGCCCTGCGGTTCATATCTAAAGACCAAGCCGATGGCGTCATGATGGCGGTTCGTCGCATGGAGCCCGCGCTGTTCGCGTTCGAGAGCACGCTTGGCAACGCATGGCCCCGCGAACACGGATGGCTAGCCCTCGCCACACCGCCTGATCCACCGGGATTGAGCGAGGAGGAGGTTCGCATTATGAGCAACGCCTTTTGGATCAACCCCAAGCCGACGACCGGCGACGAAGCGATGCGGAATGCTTACGCCGCCTTGATCGCGTACAGGGGAAAAGGGTGAAAAGGGTGGAAAGGATGAAGAGAAACCCCACTCCCCTTCCAGTGGTTCGGCCAGATTTGGCAGCGCGATGGTTTTCCGATGCGCTTTTCTTCTATCGCCTTTGTGATCTGTGTCGCGTGCCGGAAGGTCAGGCAGAACTCTCGCGTGATGCTCGACGATTGGAAATCCGTGCAGCCCAGGCAGACTACGCCACCTACAGGGTTCTCTGTTTAGCGGAAGGGATGACCCCTGTGGAGCCCTATGATTGGACGGAGCAATACGTTGGCGACCGTCGCCCGGCAGAATTTACTTACCAGGGCGTCACCTATCGGAGAGACCAATGACCGCACTGCTGGATCATGCCACGGAGGTCGTCGTGATCGCCGTCGAGGACTTATACGACGAAGTGCCGCCCGGTTTCCACGATAGCTTGTGCGGGTCGGTTTACGACGCTCTCGCCCTAGCCCTCGCCCGCGCTCAACCGGAGGGGTGGAGGCTTGTGGACAAAGACACCCCTCAAAACATGAAGGCTCTGTTCTTTCTAGACTATGCCGATGACATGAAACCCGAAGCAGGGAGCATGTTCGCATGGCACTCAATAGAGGAGCGTTACCATTTCGGCAAATACGGGTGCTGGTCGTCCATTTACAAGGCAACACATTGGATGCCGTGGAGCTATCCGGTGCAACCCGCCGCCCCCAACGCTCCCTCCCGCCCTTCAGAGCCGATCAGGGGGGGAGTCGTGAAAGCGACGAGCCGTCCTGCGCCATGCTCCGTCACCTTCCTGCCTTCGATGACACGCCAGAAGCAGACCACGATTGGGAATCGTTCTTTGCGCGCGTCGGGAAAGACCTCGGCGAATATGACGACGGCGGCAGCCTTCTCATTGAGGATCGTGACCTGCGCTCTCTGATTTTCGCTGCCCGACGTGGCGCTCTTGAGGCGTCAAGACGGGCAGACGATGACGGCAACGGTATGAACACCCCATGACCCGCACCCTCCCCCTTCTCCTCCTCACCCTCCTATCAAGCTGCTCTATCGTCCAACACGCCTCAGTCGGAGCCCTTACCCTGGCAAGCCCTCATTACCGTAGTCATGTGAGCGCGGCGAGGTGAGGCAACAAAAAACCCACCGGCTTGCACCGGTGGGTCTGATGGTTCCTGACTGTGAGTCGGGATTAGCCAGTTGGGGCAGAGGTATCCGCTGCCGTAGTGGCAGGAGCCGGGGGCGGCGGGTTGAGGGCCGCGTTGTTGGTGGCCAGCTGAGTGTTGGCGGCGTCGAGGGCATCGGCCGCACTGGTCAGGACGGTTTCATCCGGACCAGTCTGGAGCGACGCAATCTCGGCCGTGGCAACGCCGGTTGCCGTTGTGTTGGCCGCCACAGAGGCGACGACCGCCCCCACAGAGGCGGTTAGACGATCAGAGGCTGTAGACATATTGTTCCTCCTGAGGAGAGAGATGATATAGAGTTGGAGGCCTAAGATGGCTAGTCCAATGCTCACGGCCAAAAAGAGCACGGACAGGGCGATTGCCCCCGCCATGCCAGAGCACATGGCTCTAGCCGGTGGGAGCGGAAGGTGCCGGGGCCAGGGCTGCTACGGCAGAGAGCGGGGCCGCAGCAGCAGCAAGGCCCGCAACAGCGCGGGTAAAGCCAACAGTGGCGACACTGGACGTAATGGCTCCAAGGTCAGAGATGCCTGCCGTGACGAGAGCAGACGCTGACACGCCAAGAGCCGAGTTGCCTGTCACCTTCTGAATGAAGTTGGCCGCGCCCTGCTCAGCCGCGTCAACGCCAGTCGTGATGAAGTTGGCGATAGCCGGGTTGCCTTTGGCGACCAATAGGGTCGCCGCGTTTTCCCCGACCGTGATGAAGTCTTGGATCTGTTTCTGGATGCCGGGATCAACACCCTCCACCCATTTGGCGATCAGGGCAGCTTCCTTGGAGAGGTAATTGATCCCCTTCAGAAAGTCGTCCCATAACATAACAGCTTCCTTCTCGACCGGAGCGAGGAAGTTCTGAACGTCTTGTTCAAGCGTCGGCATGATATTCTCCCTTATGGACCGTTCATGGCCCGTTGCTGTGCGGTGATCCAGCCTTGGAGCGCGGTCAACCTTTCGGCGTCGGCGCGACATTCCCCATAGTTGGTGACGATGACAGACCCAAAGCGGCTGGCTGTAATGGGACTGGGGCTGTCATTAGTGACGCCGGTGGGGAGGGGAAGTGCGGACAAGTCAACGCCGTCTGCTGCGGCGTCGTGCAGGCGCACAAGGCCAACAGGCAGAGGGAAGTTACGGTCCACTTGAGGAGTGATAACAACGGGGATCTCCTTGGTGAGGGTCCTGGTTATGTAAACGATCTTCGCCTGCGCCGCACGCTCTCGTGTGTCTGCACTGGCGCTGATTTGTAACTGCTCAGCGCCAACCACCTTGGCATGGGCCGTTGCCTTGGCCTCAGCTGCCTTGATGGTGGTCAACTGAGCCTTGAGACTCTGCGGCGCGATCCAGGTCCAATGGAAGAACAGCACGTGGACATGAAACTGGGGATAGTCCGGAGGGCGGCGGTCGTACCACAGGCCGGTGCCGAGACCCATCCAATAGAGCGCCGTCGCGCAGAAGAGGCCAATGAGGGTCTGAAGGACCTTGACCATCATGCCAATCGGGCTCCGACGGCCTTGTTAACCTCGAGGATGTCGCGGGGTCCATCAAGCGTTGCGCAGACGCGGCCTATCCAGTAGCCAAACTGGCCTTTGGTCTGCGGAAAGGCGGGCACGGTCCTGCCATCCACAACCTTGGTGAAGTGTGCGTCTTCGTCAAAGACCTGATCAATGATCTTGTCAAGATCAACCATTGGCCATCTCCAGGGCTTTTGCGGCGGCGGCCTGGGCGCGGTTGTCCCACCCTCTGCCAAACGTGTCGTAGGTCGATAGGCTACGGTAGAACGCCTCATGAGCCGAGGTGAAGTTCGCCACGAGGACTGGTGCGCTCAAGGCATTGACGGCGGCTAAGGTTGCGGGTCCAATGATGCCATCAGCCGTCACGCCTGCCGCCTGTTGAAGCGTCTTGGCGGCCCGTCCCGGGCCGGAGTTGACGCAGGCGTCGAACACCAGCAGGTCGACGCCGGTCTTTAGGCCGTCACACTGCACCACATTCCAGTAGAGGCTGTGATAGATCGGGGCGACTTGCTCCGGAGTCAGATTTGCAACGTCCTCCGGTGTCGCAGGGTGGCCCTCGTAGTGGCTGAGGGTGGCAATCGTCACGCCAAGATTAGTCACGCCCCCTGGATCACGGGGGTTGTCGACGTAGCCGCCCTCTTCTTGAAGGGTAAAGGCCAGGCAGTTGGGCCAGTTGGCGGAACTCACGCTGCGGTCTCTTTCGTAATCACTGGATCAGCCGCGCTGGACTTCACCGTGACCTCCTGCGGATGGTCGGAAGAGATCGGGGTCGAGTTGATGACGGCGTTGCTCTGCTGTTCCATGACCTTGGATCCGGTGGCCGTGCCACCGAAGTTGAAGGCGACAACCGCGCCAAGGCCCGAGCCGCCGAGGATCAGGACGGCGATGGTCATGAACTGAGTGTTCTGGAGAAGGTCCTCGTGGTCCTCAACCATGGTAAGGATCTTGAAGGCCAGGCCGAAAATGCCGAACATCACCCAGACGCGGACGCCGGGGATGAACTTGGCAATGGCATCGGCTTTGTTCGTGTTCACTTCCCGGTCCCTCCGGATGAGTGGATGATGGTCGAGTTGACCTGCTGCGGCTGATTGTTCTGAAGCTGGGCCGCCACACGCAAAGGCTCAAGAAGATAGAGTTGGAAGGCCATCCAACCCAGCAGGCCGATGAACAAGACGCCGAGTCCGGTCATAATCCATTTCAGCTTCTCGTCGATGCCCCTGTAACGCTCTGAGCACAATTCCTCATGCGCGTCAATCTTTGCAAATGCGCCCGCCAAAGATCTGTCCCCACTGTTCTGCGACAAGTCAAGCCCCTTCGTGCCTCAAATTCATGAATAGGGCGGACTTCCGCCTCCACTGTTCGCCAATCCATCCTCATCTGGTTCCGGGTATGGCTCGCCTGGATGTTCCGCCAGCCACTCGATGCGTTTGCGCTCTTCCTCAGAGGTCGGCATCACTTCCACACTCCTGTGCAGGGCGGCGTCCCTGGTGGCGGGCAGACCGTCACCGCCCCGGCTGGATTGCCTGAGCCGTCTTTGGGCATGGAGCCACTCGGCGTCAGCAGCATAAGCACCTTGGCCTCGATACCCGCAGCAGAGAGGCCCGTCCATGTCGCGGTGCCCATGGTTGCGGTCGGGTCTCCGTTGGCAAACAGCGTGGCCTGGTTGGCGTGGTTTGCGCTGGCGCTCGCGGCGTTCGTGACCGTCGTGTTTGGCGGCGGATAATTGACGGGGCTGCTGAAGCACCCGTCACTATTGCTGAAAGGTGATGCGGTGCCGTTGACGATCCGGCCCGTGCCAAAGATGTTTGTGAGCGTCGTGGTCCCGCCATAGTAGGTGATCGGCAGGGTGCATGAAGGCGTGGAGGATGTCTGCCCGACTTTGGTAAACTGTATCCACGGAACCGAGGACGGGTAGTCCTGTGTCGAGCGGAAATTGGCGTTCCAACCATAGACGCCGCCAACCTTCGGCATGTTTTCGACGGCGCTACAGTGGCCTGCGGAAGGCGGCGCGCAGTTGGCCCATGACGGCGTAGGCGATCCCACTGAACTGCCGTCCGCATAGTAGATCGTCTCAAGGGGGCCAAAGCCGATGTCGATGGGGGTCGGAGTGGCGGTGATAGTGATATTCGTGGCGCTGTTCACCGTCGCGTTGAAGTAGGTCCAGGGAACATCGGCGGTCGTTGTGATGTATTCAACGACCGTTACGTTCTGGATGTAGTTCGTCGTTCCTACGTCACCAAAGCCGCCGTTGAACGACATGCCGTTGGTTTCGCCGCCGCTGTAGATCAGATCGTTCAATTGCACGAGGCCCATGCCCGCACTCGCAAAAGTTATCGGAGCGCCAGCAGAGCCAACGTCGGCGGGCGTGAAGCCGAAGAAACTTGCGGTTGTTCCCGCACCGCCGGTGCCTGACAACAGCTTGGCGATCTGCGCCGTGCCGGTCCAGCTGGCGGAAAGAAGGCGGGTGCTGGGAATGATGGCCGTGGTGTTGGTTACGACATGCAAAATACCGCCCGAAATATAGCCGGTAAAATTGTCGTTGCCGCCCGCAAAGGGCGGCCCCTGCGCATTGGCGTAGCCGTTGCCTTGAATGCCGATGAATTTGTTGACGATCCAGCATTGAGGATTGCCCCCATTCGCGGCCTGGAAATAGTCAAGGTGCTGGTTGTTTACCCGCGCTGGCTGAATGACAATCGTATGGGTCAGCTGATAACAGCCGTTGTAAACGAAGAACGCATTGCCGGCGAAACCGTTGATGTAGAGGTCGTTGAACACAACCGGCGCGGTTGGATTGCAGTTGAAGCCGATCTTGCCTCCCTCCGCGAAGCCCGAAACAACATTGGTTCCGACAAAGCTATTGACCGTCAGGCAGACGGTAGCGGACGTATCATGTGCCGAAGCGGCGGCGCGCGGGTAGTCATTTGACGCCACGATGGCGTTCTGCTGATAAGTCGGGTTCGGAAATGAGGCGAAATTTACGCCATCATTGTTCATCGTGATCCCGGCATTGGTGTTGGTGTAGTCGTTCGTGTTGCTGAACGTCCAAAAGCCGTAAATGGCGCTGGGGAAATTGTTTGCGGTGGCGGGTTCGCCGGTCAGAATGATGTTGTTGATCTGGATGTTTCGCATAAGCCCGCTTTGGGCAAACGCGAGAAGGCCGCCAGGGCGAGCCGTGTCGGCCCAGGTGAAGATGCAAGGGTAGCCGCCCGAGCAGTCAAAGTCCTGCGTGAACAGGTATTTGTTGGATCCGCTTCCGAGGTTCACGGTTCGGTTGATTCCGACCGAAAACTGGATCGTCGGGTTCGTCGTATTGTTGGTCAAAAACCCTGTAGGAACCACGCCTGTAGAGGCATCAAGATCGCCATAGTTGACAACCGGCGTGGGCGTCGCGCCGCCCGGAACGGTGATCGTGATCGTCCCCGGCGTGCCTCCTATTCCGAGGGAGTTCTTGGCAACAATGCTGAAGGTATAAGGGCCGCCGTTAAGATGGTTCGTGACGCCCTGGGCGCTGGGCGTAGGCGTCAAGGCTCCTGCGCCCTCAGCGACCGTCAGAGCGCCCCCTGCGGTGCTTGGGATGGTCGTTCCCGACCCTTGGCCTAGCTGCCAGTCGCCTGATGTCCCGCTCGTCTGGTAGATCGTCCATGAGGTAGGAACCGTGGCTCCTGCGGACTGAAGGCCAAGACCAAAGACAAAAGCGCCGTAGGACGAAACGTCTTGATTGCTCAGGTGGACCCCGCCGAATCCCCGAGGGGTGTAGCCACCGAACGGATAGGTCACGCTGTTGAGATTGATCGGCGGGAAAGCCTGGCTACCAGTGTAGATTAGCCGGAACCGACTGGCTGAAGCGTGAACCGGCGCAAGCCCGATCAACAGGGCGGCGATGGCGGCAATGATGGCACGCATAGTCAGAAGGCCGCGCATTTTACAACCACTACGTCTCCGGTCGTCGGATTGGTCCCAAGGCCCGTAGTTCTGGCGTAGTAGTTGAAAACTACCTGCGCGGTGGTGAACGAGGCTTCCTCGACGACTTCGGAATTGGTGGTTGTATCGTGAGCGTCGCAAGCCCAGCCGTTAGTCGCGGCCGGCAAAGCGACGGTGCAAGTGGACGCACTGATTGTTCCCGAGACGGTGTAGTCAAATGCGACGCTGCCGGCCGCGTGCGTGATCGAGGTCGTTGCGCTCGCACCCCCACAAGAAGTAGCCGTGATCGTCGGAACGGTATTTTGCAGAACCTTGACGCCCTGAAACTGGATGGCGGCGGTGCCGGATACCGCGATGGCGGTCGAAAACGTCTGCGTGTTGCTAAAGCTCTGGGCCAAATTAAGCTGCGCCAGCGTTCCGGTATTGGCCGGGAAGGTGTAGGTGTAAGCGCCGGGGATCGTGAAACCGTAGCTGTAAGCGCCCGTTGCTGTGAACGTGGATCCGACCGCGAACTGAACAGCGGTCGCCGATGCGTAGGCGCCAAGGTTCAAGTTTGTTGGCGATCCCGTTCCAGACGCCACCAAAGGCCCCACGGTCGTTCCGTTGATGCGGACATAAGCACCTGCCGATGTCGTCCAGAAGTCACCGTTGTTAGGGCTGGTGGGGGCCGTGCCTTGCGGCAGGTTGAGGCCCGCGCCTGCCGTTGTTGCGGCCGCCATGGTTTGCAGGCCGGTAAAGGTATTGGCTCCGAGCGTCGCGCCCCCTGTGGACGCCTGAAACGATGGGTCCGCCGAAGCCCCGTTGCTCGTCAGGACGTAGCCCGTAGTTGAGGACGGCGCGACGAGGGTGACGGCGGACGTGCCCGCGCCGACGACTACGGAATGACTTGTGAGGGTGGCCGATCCTGTGCCGCCATTGGCAACGGTTACAGGCGTGGCAATTCCGGGGCCACTAATCGACTGCGCGAAAGCCGGGGCAGTCAGCAGACACGCGCAGAGCGCGGCAACGGCACGCCTCATTGTGACACCAGAACATAGGGATGCGGGTTGGTCGCGGCGGACGCCGAGATCGCATCTGTGATAACGATCCCCCCGCCGGCGCATTTGAACGTCGATCCGGGCGTGAGGGTGAAGCTGTTGGCCGTGGTCGGGCTGGCTGTGGTCGAATGGATATATATGACCTCAGTAGCCGTGCTCGGATTTTGGATGGTGCAATCATGGCGCGTGGAACTGGACGCCAGAATAGTCGTGAAGCTCGCTGTCGTTCCCGCTGTCAGACTGCCCGAGCCATCGGTGCTTGTGTAACCATTCGGGTAGGTCGGAGCAGGCGTCGCCAGAGACGCCAAAATCGAATCAAGGTCGGTCTTGCTCCCCAGATTGTAGCCCATGAGCGAGGGAGTAGAGATGGTATCGGATATGTGGCCAAGAGTGACGATTGACCCGTCAGACGCCGTGACCGCGAGCGATTGCGCGATGGTATTGGAACCGAGGGGGCCGGTGATGGTGGTTGATCCGCCACCCGCCACAACGTTGACATTGACAGCATGGTTGACTGTGTCGGTTGCGTCTCCACCGGCACTGTCTTGCTGGGAGACGGGTTGCGCGGCAAACGCGCCGCTCGCCACAAGGGCGATCCCAGCCACAGCGAGTATTGCGTTCCTTATCATTTGTAAAAGCTCACGTTGAGGGTTGCTGTGGCCACGACTTGGATGAATTTGAGCGCGGCAAGATCGCCTGAGAACAGAGTCGGAGCTGACCCAGCATAGACAGGCATACCAACAGACGCCGTAGGGTTGGTCCCATCGTCGCGCCAACGGACGTTTGCACCCTCAACCTCAACGTAGGCGAAGGTCGCCCCTGTTGGGACGGAAGCGAACCCAACAGCTGCCGACAGGTTGGTGATCTGCTCATAGCCAAGGGGCGTGGCTTGGTAGGGGGCTGCCGCGCCGCCACTTGACCCTGCTGCCGTGTAGAAGTCATAGGTGGTATTGACGAGGATGACAGGGATCGCGCCCTGAGGATTTGACTGTGAGTTGGGGAAGCCTGCCACTTTGATCTCCGGTTTCTAAAAGCCAACGACTTCCAAGAGGAAACAACAAAGGGCTCCTGTCACGTTGGTGTTGTGGACCTGCCACTTTGAGTTGATCTTTCCTATCGTCGCTGGATCAGCGATCCCAAGCGACGAAGGGCTGATTGGCTGGCCAGCCAGAGCCGCGCAGTTCTGACTGCGAACTATGATTGGGCCTGTGCCTGTGAAAGCAACTGGGTAAGTCCAGGTCGTCGTTGCGCTTGAGCCGCCGCCAAAGTCCTCAAGTTGAATGTAGGCCCACTGGTGCGTCAGGCCATTGGCGTCTGTCCACCATCCTGAGGAGCCTACTGTGCCGGGCGATGAACTGGCTCCGGGTGTAACGATCGCAGTCGACCCGCCCGAGTTAAAACCGAGAGCTCCGATGACGGTGGCAATAGGTTCATCTTGAACGGTCGCGGTGCCGGCGGTCAGGTTGCCTTTTAGCGTTTCGGCCGGAGCCTGGGCAAGGTCTGCATTAGCGACGGAGTTGTTGATGATGTTGGACGAGCCGACAGAGTTGGCCGCTAGCTTTGAGTTTGTTACGGCTCCAGCCGCGATTGTTGGATTTGGATAGGTTCCGGTCAGGTCGCCACCCGCCGCGTTGTTGCCTTGCTGCAAAGCTCCAGCTTGGCCCGCCGTCCACAGGTTGGCCGCGATGTCGCCGACGGCCCAGCTCAACGCGGTCGTTCCCTCTTGCGCCCGAACGATGGTCAGGCTGTCTGTGCTACGGGCCGTGCAGTGGACGATCTCACGCGTGGTCTGCGTAGCCGCATCCAGGAACGTCATCACGAAGAAGTCGCCGCCCGTTGGATTGGGGAACAAGGCCCCGGTCCCTGTGGCAAGGTTGGCAGTTGTCGCTCCTGAAGACAGTGTGCCTGCGAGCGTCGAGACGGCGTTGTTGGCAAAGAGGATGGTCATGTCAGTGCGGGTTGTTGTAGTTGACGGACACGTTCAAGGTCGTAGAGCCCATGTTCCCTGACGTGTCTGTCGCCGTCAACGACCATACAGCAGCTCTTGTCGGTATAGCGCCGTTGACATGGCCGCTCCACTGAGCGAGGGTCGAGATCGAGGAGTTGATTGTGATGGCTGAATCTCCAGACACATAGGCCCATAGATAATTATAGGTGCCGGTCCCTCCAGTGGCAGAAGGGACGACGGTATTGGTCGACACAGACCCTGTCACTGTGCTGTTGCCGGTGGCAGAGGTTGGCGTCACCACGGCCACGACAGGAGCGAACGTTGAATATATCGCTCCCCAAGTCGAGGCTTGGGCGTCAACTGGCCTGGAGAAAAAGACCGCCAGAGCAAAAGTCACACAACAGGCGATGAAGGCGATGACGCCCCACCTAGCCATCAGGAAAGGCCTGCCCCAGCGATCACCCAGCGTGTCGCGCCGACCTTTGTCAAGGTGGCCTCGCCACAAGGCGCTAGGCTTCTAGAGCCTGTCCCCCCAGAAGGAAGGTAGACCAGCGTGTCGCTCGTGATGGCTATGGTCACTATCCCGGCGCTACAATCGTTGACGAGGTCGATCTTGGTCACAACTTGAAACGCCACGGAAGAATTCGCTGGGATTGTCCAGGTTCTGGCCGTAGTATCACTCGAAGGGTGGTAGATCTGGCCACCGGCATCTCCGATTACCAAGGTGTATGAGGCCGACTGCGAGTTCTGAGTCGGACCAGCAAACCGGGTGTCATTTCCGGCTGCAAGGGTTCCAGATCCGGTACCAGCCAGGATGGATGCGGCCTGAGCCGCAGTCAGGGCCAGAGGCACACCAGAGGACCCGGTGTTGTTCCCCAGAATGGTTCCGGCAGCGATCGTAGATAGACTCAGGGTCACAGCACCCGTTGAGGCAGAGGCGCTGACGCCGCTCGATCCGGTGATCGAGCTGACGCCGCTCCCGCCCCCCGGACAACTTTGAAATGAAGGGTCAGAGCTCCCTCCGTTGCTTACAAAACATTGACCGGACGTCCCCAAGGAACCGACAGGATACAAAGCACCGGTGCCATTGCCAAGGACAACGGCGTGAGATGTGAGGCTGTTGGCGCCGGTGCCTCCATAGGCAGCCGCCAAAGTCCCTGTTCCAATGGCGCTAGCGCTGACTGGGTAGTCGGTCTTCGACTCCCATGCCGCGTTCCACTGCGCCGCCGTCCAAATTTGGCCATTCGTGATCGTGCCGCCATTCGGGACCGATTGCCCCTCCAGCAAGGTTGGGGCAATCAAGACACAAAGAATGATCAGAAAGAGATCAGAAAGGGCTTTCCCCAAACGTGAAGTCGCCAAAGGCACCGCCCGCTGCTATGACCACGGTGGTCGTTAATTGAAAAGGCATCTCAAGAATGCCCGCTCTGATGGCTTCCTTGAAGACGGTCGCGGCCGGCAAGACCGGGACCGTGATGGTGATGGCAAAGTCGCCTGTGAAGGCAACACTAATGCCGTAAGTCTGGTCGATGTTGGGATTGGAACCATTGATGCCGTAGAGGAACCGAATGATGCGCCGCTTCAGCCACTTTATGTTGAAGACCTTGCCGTCGCCCTTGTAGAAGTGCCAAGTCAGGCATCGCTTGTAGATGTCATCGGTGGTGGCGTAGTAGGTCTGCCCAACCGGAGGAATTGTGGCGTTGAAGGCCAGGCCATCGAGCGTGTAGGTATTGAATGGGCCAATTTCAGGCGTGCCTGTCGTCGGCAGGCCAGGGCGCGGATAACCATAGAGCCCAGTCGCGACCCAGTCGAGGAGCGTCCCAGATATGCCGCCGTTAGTATAGACAGGCAGGTTAAGTTGATTGAAGGTGTTCAGATACGTCTGAGCATAGGAATTGTATGAGGCGACAAAGGCTTGAAGGTCGCTGTCGTCGTTATATTGGACGTAGAGGTAACTCGGTATGACATTTTGAACCGAGCTACCTGCTGCTGGCGGCGGCCACATCAGCTGTAGAAGCTCACGTCCAGGGTTGCGGTCGGCGCGACCTGTATGAACTTTATGGCTGCCAGGTTATTTGAGAACACCAGAGGCGATGCTCCTGCGTAGATTGGCATGCCTAGGAGCGCGGTAGGCGCTGTCCCGTCATCGCGCCAGCGGACATTGGCTCCCTCAGACTGGACCATGGCATAGGCTGCGCCGACCGGGATGCCCCCGGAGATGGCAGAGAACCCAACAGCCGCCGTCAGGTTGGTGATCTTTCCATAGCCAAGAGGCGTTGGGTTGACGATGGTTTGGTTGAAATTTGCCAGCGTGCCGGCTGTGATCTTGTTTGCAGCGAGGTCGCCCGCGCTCCAGGCTATGGCCGTTGTGCCCTCTTGCGCCCGGATGACCGTCAAAGTATCAATGTTGCGGCTGGTGCAGTAGCAGATCTCGGTCAACAGGCCGGTGGCTAGGTCATTGAGAGTCAAGGCAAAGTATTGGTTGGCGGCAGGGCTAGGGAAGAGCTCCCCGGAGCCAGCCGCAAGGAAAATGGTTGTGGCTGAAGCAGTGACCGCTGAAGCAAGGGCCGAAGTGGCGTTGTTGGCAAAGATTTGCATGGTCTTAGCCCTGACTTATCGTCACGCCGCTGGCCGAACAAGAGAAGTAGCTTTCTGGGTCGCCGGCAATGATGCCTGTGCCACTTTCTGGACTGACGTCGACACCATTGATGCTGACCGTGAAGACCATACGCGTCAGAAACTGGGTCGATATCAGGCTCACGACAGCAATCTGGAACACGTTCTGAAGCTCGAACAAGTTCATGGGAGCGCCGACGGCCACGGAGTTGACATATTGAGCCAGGGCCGGGGCGCCTAGCTGAGCGACAGCAGTCGGTGACACATAGTTTGGAGAGCTTGTATTCCACGTCAACTGGATGACGACCGTTTGAACCGGAGGTATCACGAGGGGGATGGTGTAGGTGTCGGGGTAGTCTGATATGTTGATGCTCAAGGTTCTGGTGTTTGGCGTGACGGTCCCGCCGCTCGTGTAGGCTCCAGAACTCGTCGTGTTGACCCCGAAGCTGAAGGTGTTTTCCGTGATGGCCGTTACGGTGTAGGGGCCACCGTTGACGCCCGTGGTTCCGTTGACGCCAGCGATGTGGACGTTGTTCTGCCCAGTCGTGAAGCCGTGGTTGAGGTTGGTCGTCACCACGCCAGGGTTGGCGTTGGTCACGCCCGTGACGTAGGTGGTCGAGCCGACCAAGGAAGAGACATCAAACAAAGCTTCGTAGATGGCGTAGGCCACTGCGTAGGGGTCGCCGCCACCGACGATGACCTCCCAGCCGCCGCCGTTGATCTGCACCACAGACACCAGCTGAGGTAGTACGCCCGGTATGGCTTGGATCAGCGACTTCAGATAGCGCGGCATTCCTTGTGAGGAAGCGAGGCCAGACTGGATGACCTGTGCTCGATATTGCTCTTCGGTCTGCGTGCCTGTCGCCGGGGTGCCAGGGTTAGGGTTGTTGACAGTCAGGGTGTCGCCGAGAGGGACAGAGGTCACCAGTTGGTTGACGGTGTTGGCCGGGACAGCCCAAGAACCTGAGACGGTGGCCAGGGCATAGAGCGGCTGCGAGTAGCCTCCAGATTGAATCACGCCGCCGTCTTGAATGATATATTGGTAGGTTCCGTCGGTGACCGTGAAGCCTTGGCTGATCACGAGCCCCGCTGGCCCCTCGAACACAACATATACATTCGTATTGACTCCGACGCCCTGGGCAACTCCGTACATTTGCCCAAGTTGATTGAGCAGGAACGGGTTGGCCGCATAAGGCGTCAGAGAGTTGACCAAGTCGACCAGCGCCGCGTCCATCAGGAGTATAGCAGCAACGTCTGTCGAGGAGATGTCCTCGATCATAGAACCCGGCAAGTTGGCTGTGTAGCCAGGGTTGGTCTCCGTTACGTTCGAGATCAAGGTGTTGAGGACGGCGGTCGGGTTGGCAGGTTGGAGGCCGGTAGAGGGGACCACGACGAGAGGAACAGTAGTCATATCGGGACTGTCGCCTCCACGCCGACGCCTTGATTGGTCGTCACATTGACCTTGTAGGCCGGATAAGGAACACCCTCTGCGTCGCGAAGGGCCAACTTATTGATTATCAAGGCCGCGAAGAAAGGAGCGAACTGCGTCTGGGTCTGGACGACGTAGTAGTCCGGAAAGATCTGTTGGATCACAGACTGTTGACCTGGGATGCCATAGTTAGCGTAGAATGGAGACTCGCCAAGATTCAGCAGCAGGCACTGGATCAAGGTTGTCAAGAAGACGAAGTCATTTGCGCCATTGTTGTCTGTGACGACCTCGACCCAGCTCGGGTTGTCATACTCGTCATAGACGCGACCGTAGGTCCTCACTCAAAACACCGGGATCGTGACGGTGCAGTGCTCAAAGGAATTGGCCTTCGCTGTCATCGCCGCCACCAAGGTCGTCACCTGCGCCTCGAACTGAATGAGCTGCAATGAGTAGTTGTTGTAGGGGAGGATGTAAGGCTCCAAAAAGCCCGTGATGAAGTTCGTGATCCAGGTCAAGACCTCTGCCGGGTTGGTCGGGGCCGTGACCAAGGACACCAGTGGCGCAAGGAGCGCGATCTGGTCGTTGATGCCAAGCTTAGTGGCGATCAGGCTGTCCATGCGGCTGGTGATCAAGGCTTGGAGCTCTGCACAGGACTGAGCGGCATTGACTTGGGCCGTGATCGTGTCAATCACCTGAGTGTTAAAGATCGTCGACCCTTGGGCTACAGACATGGGATGCGGCTCCCTAGTAAATATTGGTTATTATGCCATCTTGGACGGTGATCATCTGGCCTGTGCCGGTGGCAAAGGATCCGGATGCTCCATTGTTGCCGACGACGTTTCCATCAGACTCAAGCGACGCGGCGGTGCCCGTGATGCTGACTCCAGACGGGGCGATGGTCATTGAGCAAGAGGCGCGGACAGAATAAAGGACCAGGGCCGTGGCATCGACGGGGTAGAACTTGGCATTGCCAATCGGAAAGAACACCAAGGCCCCAAGGTTGGAGGGCTGGGAAAGGTCAGCGGTCCCGCCGCCAAGACCGCTGACCCCTCCGAGGCGCGCATCGGCAGCGACCACGAAGCCTTTGTCTCCAACACGAACAGGGTAGCGGATATATTCCGGCCCGAACAACGGACACTTGACTTGCGGCAACGTGAAGGGCGAAGTGACCTCAAAGTTGACCGTCACAATTGATCCGTCGATCGCTGCAACCGTTGCCGGCAATGACTTGCCTTGCAGGTTGAAGGCTGCGTTGGTCTTCTTGTCGTGCCAGTTGTCTAGGGTTTGGGCTAGAGGGACCTTGAGGGCGAGGGTCATGACGTTGATGTTCCAGTCTGGAAGGCCTGGAAGGTCGTCACCCAGGAGTCACCAGACGGTTGGCGGTAGTTCCCGATGTGGCGCATGAAACTGATCTGAAACGTGCCCTGAAAGATCGAAGTGTCTTGGGCTTCAGGGTGTGCCTGTGCCAAGACGGTGGTCGGTGTCTTGGGCATCTGGATGAAGTCGCCAATGCCAATATCGGCGCGCAACACGCAGTCAAACGTGATCTGATTGGGGGCGAACCACGTTGGTTGGCCGATCAGGTCGGTGAAGGCAATCACCTTAGGAGAAGAAAGCGTCGAGCCTCCAGGCGTGGCCGATGTTGCCAGGCTATCATAGACGACGAACTGATTGTTCTGGTTCAGATACATCTGGACGCCGGAGTAGTTGGCGTCGGTGATGATGGCCTTTGAGTCTTCGTTAATGTGTCGGGCAAACTCAGCCAGAGTTGAATTGAACGCGGGCTCATCGGTCTGCCGCACCAACTTGTCGCTGATGCTTATTTGCGGCGTGCCATACTCGGGAAAGGCGGTCGTCAAGGCATTGCTGATGGGATTTGCCATCGGTTCGCCCGCCAGCCAATTGAACACGATGTTCTTTGGTTGGTCGTCTGTCCCTCCGTTTGACGTCAAGATGATGTTCAGGACCTGATCGGTCCCGACCCAGTTGCCAAAGCACTGGAAGATCGTCCCAGACACCAGTAGGCCGGACTGCGTAGGGTTGGCGAGCGGAAGGCCCTTCTTCATGCCGCCGTAGAAGACGCAGTTCATCTTATTGAAGTTAGAACCTTGCTTAATGGCGTCGATGCCAATGCCATGAACGCGGATCAGGGCTTGGCTGATTGGCTGAGAGAAATAGGTGACAGGTATGTCGAACTCGACTTGCAGGGCACTGGGTATGGACGCGCCATTCACGACTGAGGTGTATTGAGCCTTGACCTCGTCTGTGTTTGGGTCCAGTATTGATAGGTTGTAGTAACGCACTAGGGGCTGATCTCAAACTGATTGTTCGCCGGTCTCCAGACTAAGGTCGAGGTCGTGAAGTAACCGGCCAAGATGTTTATGTCGTAACCTTGCGGCGAGCCGACCTGCGGCAGACAAGCGACCAAATTATTGCCCAGGTCATAGACATTCACGTAATAGCGCTGGCCAGACATGTTCCAGGTGCAGTACACCGTATACAGGTTGGTGTCGAACGTGGCCTGGAACTGGAATGGAGCCTGTTGGCTCGGGACGAAGTCGACAAAGGTCGTCATGTTCCAGGGAGCTTCAGGATGGGATTGAAGGCTGAGGCTCCAGAGGCAAACGCAGAGGAGCTGAAGGGCTGCGTGGCCGAGGACAAGGACGCGCCGACCAAGGGTTGGGCTGCAGGGACGACGGAGGGGGCTGCCACAGAGGTAGTGCTGCCTACGTTAGGCGGCCCGCCAGAAGTCGCCGGAGGATCACCCGTTAGGGCCACGCCGGTTGAGAATTTGTTCATGGCCCCGTTATAGGTCTGGGTCGCTTGGTCTTGGGTCAGCAGGGGCTGCATAAAGTCCCACTGATATTCCATCTGGGTCTGCTTGGTCTCTCCACCGGAGATGTCGCGCAGAGTCACCAACAGGCAGTTGGTATAGAGATAGGCAGGCGTGGCCACGTTGAACACGCCGCCGAGTTGAATGTGCTGGGCCAGGGCATTCTGCATCGCCGTAAAAGTCGTCAGCTTGGCGGCATAGGAGTCGCGGACCGGGCAGATCATCTTCAGAGAGATGCGCAGCGGCTGCGTTATGATGGCATTGGCTGCGATGGTCTGGTTGGCGAATGGGTAGGTGGCGACTTCATTCTCGATCAGGGTGCTGCCTGGCATCGGCTCATAGAAGGCGAACCAATCGTAGTCGCTCTGGGCCGAAGTGTCCGCCTGCGACAGAGCGCCAGTCGGGAAGATGCTCGACTCGGTCAGAGAGTATATCGGCAGGCTGCTGCCGGGCAGCGACCCAGCGATGCCGCCGACCAGGATGATGGGCGAGATCTGAAAGCTGCGCTGAAACTGCGCAATGCCGGAGGAGTCAGCCAAACTAGCCTCCGACAGCTAGAGGAGCAACAGTGGCTTGTGCGCTGCCACCCGTTTGGTTGGTGATCTTGATGTGGGTGCCATGATGGTGGCGCGAAGGGGTGTGGAAGCCATTGGCCATGTACATCTTGGCGAGCATCAGGTCGTGGGCCTCTCCACGCGCTTTAGGAGCTTCGTAACCATGGATGAAGATGCGGGCGCGCTCAATCTCATTCTTTGCCTTGGCCATCGCCATTGCCACTGACTTGTACTTGTGGGACAACTCATAGGCGATGAAGTCATATTGTTGCGCTTGCGTCGCATTGAGCGGGTCAACGCCTTCGTGAGCCCTGAAATCAAGGATGCGCTGCCCGCGCCATTGAGCCATGCCACGAGCTCCCATGCCCTTGTCATGCAAGAAAGCGTTGATCTTCCCTCCCGCGCTCTCCGCCCAGAGAGCGGCTGTGCCTCCAAGACCGAGAAGGGGGATCATCATGGCTGGATTGCCTATGCCAACCCCAAGGCCGCCGCTTACGTCTGGAGCCTTGATGCCCCCAAAGAATCCCCCAACGGCTGATGTTGTATCGTGCCAGCTGCGTTGAAGTCTGGCTATGTTTCGTGGGGCGAAAGGGTTTGGGTTATCAACACCAGACCCCGGTTTGGCGACTGGACGATTGTCGGGAATGACTCCGAGATATATCAAGCCATCAGCTATCTTCTGGCAGATCAGGCCGAAGTCCTTGACGAAGGTCTCTACGTCGCTCTGGAATGTCGGACCGGCCAGCCACTTTGACAAGTTCTCGATGCCGACGACCAACTCATCGACCAGGTTGCCGAAGCCCTTGGAGTTTATGAGCTTGACAAGGGCAGCGGTCAGTGTGCCGGTGATGCTGTCCAGGGCAGGGGCCATCTTCTTGAGGCGGTTCATAAAGGCGTCTTCGACAGTCGCCTCAGCCATCTTCAAAGTCACGGCAAAATGAGCGAAGCCTGCCGCAGTGTCGTTGGTGAGCTGCAAGACGCGGGCAGACTTAGCGAAGTCGACCTTATGCTGAGCCAGATCTCCGGCGCTGAGGCCATGCATCTGGCGCAGGTCTTGGTCGGTGTAGCCCGCCTCGTAGAGGCCACGTGCCTCAGCAATCGGGTGAATGGCGCCGAGAGGGGTGCGGCGCATCAGCGCTACGGTCTTCTCGAAGAAGTCCTCCTGCATCTGCAGGACGTCTTGGTTGCGGTTGACGCCCATGGCGCCAAAGATCCAGGCCTTTGAGGGATCTGTTTGGGCTCCAGTCAGTCCGGCAAGATTTGCCTCTGGATTGGTGTATTGACCAAAGGCAATGCGGGACGCTTGCAGCTGTCCGGGATTGATGCCAAAGCCGGACGAGGTCTTCTTGAGGTCGTAAGCGCCTTCCGCTAGGTCGCGGAGGCCGAAGAGCGAGCCGCCGAGGCCCACGAGCGTTCCGAGGATGCCACCGACCCCAACCCACTTGAGAAGGCCGCTCGTGGCCTCGACGACCGACTTAGCGATGGCCTTGGTGTCTTCAGCCATCTTCTTGGTGGCTTTTTGACGGCGCTCGGTCTCCTCACGGATGGCCTTTTCGCGCTTCAGCTCGACCTTGTGGTTCTCTTGTGCCTTCTTGAAGGCCGGGTCCTTGGACCTTTTAGCCAACAAGTCGTTCTGAGACTTCATGGCCGCCGTCATGCCGGCGACAAACTCAGCGGCCTCGCCCGTCAGCTTGCCTGTCTCCGCCCAAGATTTGGGCATGCTGGTCAGCTGCTTGCGGTAGCGATCAAACGCTTTCTGAAAGTCCTTGAACTTGTCGTCATTGACGTCAATCTGGATGATCGGTTTAGTGGCCATCGGTTACCTCCTCGTGGCCTCGATCAAGTGGCGTTGGCGGTAGGCTTCTGCGTCTGTCAGATAGGGCTTCTTGGCCGCCTCGAATGCCTCATGAAACATCTCGTAGAAGCCGTCTTCCATCACCCAGGTGAGGAGGTCGTGGAGGACACTTTTACCCTCTTGCCATGGACAGCGGCGGGCGTCAATGTCGGCAAGGATTTGACGTGCTCCATAGCACTCAAAGAGGAGAGCTCCGCTCCCCACAGCGAAGCGGCTTTCTCCAATATCCCCCTCAGCTCCGCCTTCTTGTGCATCGCCGAGGCGAGCATAAAAAAACAAATGACGCCCTCGACCTCCGATACCTCATCCTCGTCAAGGAGACCACGGTCCTCCGCATTCTGCAGAGGAGTCATGGTCCAACCTTCGGGCGTCAAGGCCATCACATTGGTCAGGCGTTTGATCTCCATCAGGAGACCCTGAGTCACGTCGTCTAGGACGCCCGCATCCTCCGCGACCTTTCGGATCAGCATAGCCGCTATCCGTGGGCCTGCGATGATGCTGAGACCTTCCGCATAGATGGTGCTGAACGCCTTGCTTATGACCAGAAAGTAACGTTCGAATACCTCGCGGCTGAGGGGCATTGAGTGGACGTAGATGGTCGGTTCATCTTCCCTCTCAATCGGGATGACCAGATTGAGGCGGCGGTCGATTTTCACAACAGTTTCTCCCTATTGTGGTTCAGGCAGTTCCTAAGTTGAAGCGAAGAGTGAGGAGTTGATGAGGTAGTACCCGCGCAGCATCACCACCCAGCCAGCGTCGTCGCCGCTGAAGTTGAGCTCCTGGACGGAGGCGATTGAGCAGTTGATAATGGGATAGGACGGCAAGGTCGAGGCGTCCGGGACAACCGTGAGGTCGCCGATCAGGGAGGCGCTTTCCACTTGCCCCTTGTAGACCGACGCAAGGTTTTGGGTCTTGAGCAAGTGAGCCGTCACAGAGGCCATCTGGTAAGGTTCTGGACTGGTGACCGCACCGGTCATGGTTGGAATGTAGATGGTGCTCTCACCGTCCAAGGAGAGCCGGATGCCCTCCTTGCCGAGAAACGATGAGGTGATGTTCAACTGAGGGAAATTGGCCACCACAACCGACGCTCGGAGCCGGTTCAGCGTGCCTTGATTGACGAGTTGATTTGCCATGTTTTATATCGCCACAAAGTTGCTGACAGTGATGTTGAAGACGATGGTCAGGAAGCCGCGAGCAGGCGTGTAGGCCACGCTCAAGCCAGCGTAGTTCCCGATTGCATAGTCTCCGGGGTTCTCGTTGGAGTAGGCCAGGAACGGCTCTGCGTTCACCACGACCTGTCCCTCATACATTCCCTGTTCCAGGTTGGCCGTGAACTGGGCAGCCGGGAGCGTGGTTTGTGTGAGGGTGCCGAGGGCGAGCCCATTGCCGATTGCAGACTTCATGGTCGCCACCACAACCGATTGCAGGACGTTGATGCCGGCCTGATTGTAGTAGAGAGGAGCCTGCGGGTTGTTGGACCCGTTGATGATGGCGTTAGAGATCGCCGTGTCGCAATTGATCTGGACCCAGTCGACCGAATACCAGTAGGTGAAGTCGTTGCCGTCGTTCAGCTTACCATAGTACAGCACTGAGGTACTCAGGCCGCCTTCTGCCCCTGTCGCCACGTAGTTGATGTCGAGAGAGGAGTAGTTGGCCAGCGTCGAGTTGTTATTGGCCGGGGGCCATGGGGTGACGCCATACAGGAAGCTGTAGGCCGTTGGTGTGACTTGTTGGGCCGAGCTTGGAGCATAGGCCAGCGGGACATGAAAGGCCGATGCGGTTGTAAACTCTGTGCTGGCCGCATTGTCCAGAGGAGGAACAGCCGGGGCTTCCACCAATAGGAACAGGCACTTTGGATCGATGCCTGAGAAGTTTGTGTAGTTGGCCGATGTGACAGTCGTGAAGAAGTAGGTCTTGGCCGTTGGGCTGGTGTAGTTGGCCAGGAATGTCGGGTAGGTCGTCTCGCTCCCCCAACTGCGCGGCGTCAGGTAGGAGTAAATCGTGTTGGGGTTGGCCGTTATGAAGGAGGTCAAGGCCGTGACGCCCGCCGCCGACGTCCCGATGCCGAACTCTAGGACATAGACGCCAACCGAGGAGCCCTGGGCGAAGAAGGTCGTCGCCATCTGTCTGACTTCGATGGCGCTCTGCGGTTGCCATGTTCCCTGGACAGTCACAGCGCCGGGGTTCGGAGTCAAGGGGTAGGTAAAGGTCGTGGTGCCGGTCACCGTACAGGAGAAGGTGCCGTTGTAGGCTGCAGGCGTGACTCCGGCGATGGCCAGAGTGAAGACCCCGGCATTCGTCAAGCCATGGGCGACGGTCGTGGTGACCGTCACCACGTTGCCGGCCCAGACCATCGATGTGATGGCCTTGGGCGTCACCAAGAGCGCCGTCAGATCGGACAACTGCGTCAGGAAGCTCAGGGTGTTGACGGCAGTCGTCGTTCCGCCCTGAGAGATCAACGCCCCAGTTTGCTGAAGCGTGGACGGGGTGGGGGCGACTTGCGTCGCCACGTTTACCGTGACTATGCGATTGACCATCTGGCCTTACCTCGTGGAGTTTGTGGGTTCGGCTTAGGTGTAGCTGATCGCCACGACCGGGCTGCCAGCTCCCGGGACGGCGGACAGGACGATGCCGACCTGGAACGGGAAGTCCAGGTTATAGACGGCGCCAACCGCAGCGGCTGCGTAGCCGATGGTGAACACCTCATTCGAGGCCGCTGCCGCGCCAGTCGTGAGGCAATCGTTCAGGGTGAAGGAGCCAGAGCCAGAGCCGGGGGCGACGATGACGAGCTTGGCGACACGGCCAGGGCTGGCCTTGATGACCGACGCAGCCGTCACATTGAGGGCCGACTTGGCGCCACCTTGGGTGGAGAGCAGCAGGCCAGCCGCGTCGGCCTTCTGGTTGACCAGGGTCGTCGTCCCAAAGGTTTGGGTGTTCTGGTTGAGGGGGGTTTGGGGCATGTCAGACAAGACCTTCTATGACGAATTTGGGGACACAGTGGAGAATGTATTGGACCGCGACGTCGCGCATCCGGGCTTGGTAGTAGCTGACCTCGAACTTGATGGTTTTCTTCATGGCCAAGGCCGTGAGCTCGACCTGAGCGGTCTTTTCGTCCTGGATGATCGGCATATTCATCAGGCCCAGGACCTGGCCGTCAGGCCCGATGTAGTCCAGCACGCCCTTGTAGAAGTCTTGGGCGTTGAAGTTTCGCAGGCCATAGACCGTCGCGGTGACGTTGTCCTTGGCTAGCTGGTATTGGGAGCCGAAGTTATCAAACAGCGGCGTCGCCTGGATCGCCTCTGTCTGCGCTATGTGAATGGACACATACGGCGGTGTCTGATTGTCCGGCACCAAGTAACTCGGGAACACCGGGCAGATGCTGTTCAGTGTAAGCCATGCCGGGAGGGAGTTGCTTGTGACGACGTTGAAGGGATCGAAGCCTGCGAGATCATCGATGATCTGGGATTCCAGGATTGAGTAAACTGCGTCACCAGTGTAATGGTAAAGATCGGCTTGCTTGTAGAATGAGGACCGCTGGGAAAAGGCGAAGCGGATCTCATCGAATGTGCCGATATACATTGTAGTGGGATCAACGTCATTAAAGTCGTGGACCTCGCTCAATGCGGTAAAGATCACCCGGTTGTTGACGTAGTTCTCATCTTGTTGCTGGGTCTGGGTGCTGGCGTAATGGAACGATCCAGCGACGGTTAGCGTTTGAGCCGGGGTGGTGATCCGTTGGCCTTGGTTGACGTAGAAGCCGTCGATCGCGGTGGTATCGACGGTGGCCGATGGGCCGAGTAAGTCAGCCTTGACCCAGAAGATGAAGCCGTCCATTGGCAGGACGAGGCGGCGGTAGAGCGTGAAGGTAATAGTCTGGGACTGGCTTATCTCATCGACGCCAGCGGCCAAGGGTGCGGCAAGACGGCCTTTGGCGTTCTGGGTCTCAGCTACCGTTGGCATCGTCTATCCAGGCCCTCATGCTTCCCTCAAAATTACCGGTGTCATAAAAAGAAACACGAGGCTTCGGGCCACGACCGGCTTTGAACCTTGAGCTCTTTCCTTCGAGCGAGGCCTTCGTCGGGACGCCGAGTCTGCCGTCCATCTCCCGGTTGTCGATGAACTGGTTGAAGAGGACCGCGATCGGATCGATGAAGGGCTGCTCCAGAACTTGTTCAGCCGGTGCGCCCGAGAGCAGCATTTCAACCTTTTTGTTGTAGGTTTCCGCCAGGGCCTGCGCTATCTCATCTTCATGAAGTTCGTAAAACGTCGCCATGACGCCGTAGCGAGCCTCGAGAAACTCTGCGACGGTGCCCGTGTCTTGGCCGCCGCTTTCGCCGTGGCGCCACGGACTTTGGTAGGCTCTGGCGGCAGCTCGAGCTGAGACTTTGCTGAGCTTTCCCTTTTTGGTGATGTGTGGCCGGGGGATTTTGTGCTGGACATCTTCAGCCTTCTGTTCGTAGGGTATTTCGATCACGCCGAGGGTCAGCGTCGGCATCAACTGATTCCCCAAAGCGACCCGTAATCGGCGGCAAACGCGAGGTATTGACGGCCAAACGGGTCCTTCAGCTGTTGAAGGTTGGCGATGGTCAAGTTGCTGGCCCACTCCGGCGTGGTCAAGGAGTTGCTGGTTCCTTCGTCACTGGACGCGGTGACCACGCCCGCGACGAAGGAGTTGATGCCGTAGCCCTTGCGGGCGTCAGCGAAGAAGGTGGACGGCGGTGTGTCCGGGCACCAGTTGAGCAGGTTGCTGGCGCCAAGGTTGTAGACTGCCAGCATGTAGATCAGGCCCTGGTTTGGGGCCGGGGTAGGAACCTGCTGCAAGTAGGGGTTGACCAAGGTGATGGCCACGTTGTAGGCGTAGCCGATGAACGGCGAGTTGGTCGGCAGTTGCGCGGTTGTCACGCCCATGGCCGGGTACAACCAAGCGATGAACCCGGCCAGGGTTGGGATCATTAGGCCGCTCTGCGAGTACGCGACGGACGGCGGCCAGTGGTGCCCTTGGGGGTCGGGTCCTCGTGTCGCGTCACACGGATCGTCTCGTCCATGGTGGCGTCCTTGCCGACTTCCTCGATCCTCGCCTCGAGAGCGTTCAGGCCGCCGCCTGTCTGCTCCTCGATCGAGTTGTTGACGGCCACCGCCGCCTCTTGGCGAATGATCTTTCCGCGCTCTTCAAGAACCTCGTAGTTGTGCTCGATGGCATTGCGCACCCGGTCCATGTCGACCTTGCGGTCAATATCGTAGCAGACGCCGATGAACGCCTTGGTGCGGTCGATCTCGCCGACGCGGACCATGCCGTAGCGGCTGTGCTGTTCGATGATGGCGTCGATGTCGAACTGGGTCAGGTCGCCAGGGATCTGGATCTGTTGGCCGAGAGGGATGGTCTGCTTGAGTAGCTTGGCGTTCTCGGGCAGGCGGTAGTGAAAGTCCTGAACCTGCGGCGTGCAGTTGGCGATATACATCTTCATGGCGAAGTTTCTCCCTTGTCCATGATTGGTTGAAGTGAGGACCCCTCCGAAGAGGGGTCCGGGTTGCAGACTAGGAATAGGTCATGCTCACGATCGTCACTGTTTCAGGTCGAATTCCCCAGCCCGACGTGATGCGCCACTCACTGAGAACGTCGATGGCGCCACCGGGCAGCGGGGTGGGGATCTCACGAGGAGCCGCCATGTCCGCATACATCAGAGCGCAGGCATCGATGCCGGGAGCGAGTTGGGCGAACTCGTTGGTGTTGATCCGTCCGCCCTTTGGCTTCTCGACCTCGGGCATGTTGATGATGACCGCGTCGGTGCCACCCGCGCCTTTTCCGATGAGGGTGTCATCGTAGACCCAGACGATCTCATCGTCGTTCATGGCCAGAACGTCCTTGACCACTCCGGCAGTCGGCAAGGTGCCAGCGCCTTCACGCTGGAACTGGACCAGCTGCACGATGTTCTGGTATTCGAACGCACCAAGGACACGCTGCGGGCCGAGGATGACGAACTTCCGGCCGATGCCCAGTTGGTTGGTGCGGGTCTTCAGCGCGCTGATCTGAGTCAGCAGGAAGGTGGCCATCTGACCGTTGTCGTAGGTGACGACGGTGTTGTTGCCGTTGGAGTCGTTCGGCAGGTTCAGGGCTGTGGCGCCGGGGGTGTTGACGATCCCTTCGCCGTTGGCCGGGTTCATGCCGTAGAGCAGAGCCGTGCGGGCCAGTTGGAAGTGGCCCTGACGCATGCCCAGGCGTTGCGCCTCGACGATGCTGACGCCCCAACGGCTCATGGCCGCCGTATCGTGGTGGTCATACTCGCCCCGCACCCGCAGAAGGTAGGACGGGGTGCTGATCATGCTGAGGGTCGTCGCGATGGACGGCAGCGCGTTGTAGGCGCTAGCGCCAGCGGCGACCTTTGTGCGGAGGTCCATGCGCTTGATGTAGGCGTAGAGGTCGCCGTCGCTCAGGCGCGTGAGCGGCTCGCCACCGGCCAGGAGGTCAAAGGCCCCGGAGGCTTGGGTGTAGGGCAGCAGGATCCCCGGCTCGATGTAGCTGGGGTTGACGATGGTGAAAGACGAGGCGATATTCGCCATTGGATGATGTCCTTTTCAGTGCCGCCAATGGCGAGCGTTGATGGGTTGCGGTTAGATCAGCACCAGGGCACAGGCCCCGTTGCGGTTCCAGGTGGCAAAGCCGGTCACCGGGTCGTAGCTGACCGTCATGTTATTGGTGGACTGGACGTCCAAGACCCGACAGTTAACAGCGCCACCGCCCGCGACCAGGGTGCCTTCGGTCACGATCGACCCAGGGTTGGCCGTCAGCGCCGCGACCAGGGAGTTGGTTGCCGTGCCGGCGATCGCCGTGTAGGTGCCGTTGTAAGCCGCAGGGACCGAGCCGGTGATGGTGAAGTCGTCGCCAACGGCCACACCATGGTTGGTCGTGGTGGTGAAGGTGACTTGACCGCCGGACCAGGTCGACCCCGTGATGACGTTGGCCGGATAGGCCGCCACGTAGGGAACCAGGCGCTGCAGGGCAAAGTCCCAGCTGACGAGCTGGGTGATGATGTTGCCGTCCAGGGTGATCAGCGACGGGTCGATGGCCAGTGGGATGCGGGCGTTGGAACCGAAGCGGTAGAAGTTGACCAGCATTCCATTGCCGGCCAGCGGGACCGGAGACTGCGGGGTGTTGACCATGGCATGGTCTTGGTCGAACACCGAGAAGCCGGTGAGGGCGCCAGCGGTGCCCGCCGAACCGATGATGGTCGCACGGGTGACGTAGCCGCCGAGGTTCGGAACAGGGATATTGCCGCTGGAGGCGACCGGGGCCGTGGTCTCGGAGATGCCAACGCCGCCCCACATGGGGAGGGTCTCGTTGGGTCCGAGCAACCCGCCGCTGAGCCAGTTGCGGCTCGACGGGTCACCCATGGCGCTGCCTTGGATGTAGCCCGAAGAGGTGATGTTGAAGGTCCCCGCAGCGACGGTCGTCACAACGGGGTTGAAGGTGATGTTGGACATCGCTTAGGGGTCCTTGCCTATTTTGCTTGGGTTGTTGGGTTGTGGCGTCGCGAGGATCGCCAGGCCTAAGCCTGACGGATCCCCACGAGGCGACGCCGTTGGCCAGTGAAGTCGTCCATCCAATGGCCGGGCTTGCCGATGAAGGTGCTGATCCGACGACCCGTGCTGTCCGTCCTGACGATCTCTCGCAGGCCACCTTCCGGGGTCTCCGCCGGGTTCATGCCCGCGTCCATCGCATCGGAGTAGATCTGACCCTCGATGATCTCAAAGGCAGCAGGATCGCTGATGCCAGCGAGATTGACCTTGGCGAACTTGGGAGCGCGCTCCCGCAGCTTGCCGGCCAGACGCTTGCGATAGCCGAGCAGGTCCTCGCCGTTGAGGGGACGCGGCGCGCTGTCGCCGAAGCATGCGAACACGGAGTCGGCCTTGGCTTGGGCGCCAGCCATCTCTTCGCGTTCTGCATCAGAGAGCTCTTTCGGGATCATGGCCTCGACGCGCTTGATGGCGTCGGCCACCTCAGCGCTGTCGGCCTTCTTGTCCAAGCTCTCCTTGAGAGCGGCAGGCATCTCGCCGTCCTTCTTCTTGGAGTCACGACGCTTCTTGCCCTTGTCGGCGACGACAGGCTCAGGTTCGTCTTCTTCGAGGTCTTCCTCCTCGTCCTCGTCGGAGTCCTCGACGGGTTCGTCTTCTTCGCCCTCGTCGTTCTCGGGCTCTTCCTCGTCGTCTTCCGCCTCCATGGCGTCCATGCGCTTGTGGAGGGAGTCCATGGCCGCCAGGACCTTGTCCAGCTTCTCGCCGGTCTCGGCGTCAGCCTTGGCGGCGTCTTTTTCAGCAACTTCCTTGGCTTCTTCGAGTTCGGGCACTGTCTTGTCTCCGTCAGTTGAGTCGTTGTTGATGAGGATGCCTGAGGGCGTTTGGCCCTTGTCCCAGACACCGATCTCGCAAACTGCGAGGTGATCGAGTAGTGATGGTTTGCCCTCGATCAGGAGTTGTTTGCCGTCGGCCAACGGAACCTTCTCGTTGACTGATGGATCACGGAACACGACCGAGGGCGACGTGCTCAGTTTCTTGTCTTCGATGAGCTTTACAGCAACGTCATCGTAGATCTTGGCCACGCCCCAGACCTCGTCGCCCTTGATGTAGGGCAACATGATGGAACCGATGATGCGGTCGGTGAACTCGTCAGAGTTTAGGGTCGCGTCCTTTGGGTGTTCCATGATGACGGACAGGCCATTGCACCGGGCCAGGAACTCGTCATTCAGGTAGACCTTAGGATTGCGGAAGACAAACTCGCCGAGGGAACTGCGGTAGGCAACGCCAGTGCCCGTGATCCGCATGGCGAACAGGGTGACGTTGTCGTAGCGCTGAGGGCTATCTCTGTCACCAGAGGCAATGGCTCTGGCGACAGAGAGCTCGTCCTCTTGTGCGTCGTTCCGTGTCATGGCGGTCAGGGTCTCCCGCACGCCAGGGTGGAGGGGTTCAGGTGGATTGTCTAGAGAGGCGTAGCACCAGGCCGTGTGTTCATGGCAAAGGGTCGGGACCACTGGTTGTGGGACGGTGGTGGTGAAGGTAGTGAAGTCAACTTGGGCATCTGGATCCGAGGGTCCGGAAGGGAGAACAACCGAGCTCTCGGATCCAGGCGTCACCGAAGCGACAGACGCGGCACGTCTTAGAAAAGTCAGGTCCTCAGGCTTGAGGCTGATGGAGGTCTCTTCCGCCGTCTCACGGATGGCGGCCTGCTGAGGTGTCTCGTCGCCCTCAATCTTGCCGCCAGGAAGGGCCCAAGTGCCGGGGCTGTCCGTGTCCGGAGCACGCTTCAAGAATAAGGCTTGCCGGGCCGGGGTGGTAATGAGGATGCCGGAGGCGTGGATCATCTAGCCTCCGTGAAGTGACAGCCCCTGCGGGTGGCCCATGACGACCCAGAGGATCGAGGCAATCAACCAACAGCCCCAGGCAATCCTGAGACAGAGCGGGTGGACGGGCCAAGTGCTAAGGAAATGGAACAAAAAGCCCATAATGACGAGGATCACGAAGATGAGGAACATTGGATGTTCTCCGGTTGTGCCCCGACCCGAATTAGGCAAACTCACGCTTCATGCGCGCAATTAAACCCGCTTTGACTTCGGCCCCGTCAAGTCCGGAACCGTTCATCGACATGGATCCAGCTTCGTAGCGCCATTCTTTTGGGCCAGTCTGCTTGATGCGATAGGTCCGTCCGCCGATGCGGACGTCAGCTATCAATCCGCGCCGCTTGAGTTGTTCATCGAGGTCGGAATCACCACGACCCTCTGAGCCACGAGCATGGCCCTTGGCCCAAGCTTGGCGGGCATCTGAACTGAAGCCCGGAACATACGGATAAGGGTTGGCGCTGGCTGGCTTACCTGCCTTAGCCGCCTTGAAACCTTCCTCGAAGGACTTGCCGACAAAGGACGCATTGGCACGACGCATGTTGGCCGGGGAATTATACCCTCGATGGCCGGCATCATGCCTCTTCGCGCCAGCAGCGCGGAACTTCTTGACGGCGGAGCGATGGAAATCGCCTTCAGACCAGGTGTTGCCTTTCATCTCAGGGTCGTGAAACTTGGCAACGCACTGCTCAACGATCTTGTTGTTGACGCGGCGCTGCTTGGGTCGGTCGGCCGCGCCTCCGCAGACGGAGCACGTTGCGGAATCCTTCCTCTTCTTATACTTGTTCTGGATAGCTTCATGCGCGGCCATTATCGCACTCTCAGCAGCTTTGCTGTAGCCGAAGCTTTTGGCGTTCTGCCTCAAGGTTGAGCCCTTGCCAGAACCAAGACGACGGATATGAGCTTCTGCAAGGTCTTCGGCCTCTGCAGGGCTGATGTCTTTACCACCATTGTTTTCCGTGCCCTTGGCTTGGTAGGAGGCGTCCTTCCTCACGTCAACTCCCGTGACCTTGATGGTCCGGTAGCCATCCTTCTTGTAGAACCCGATGGCTTTGGCTTCTGCCTCTTCTTTCGTGGCAGCCGCGACGCCGATCGTCCGCATGACCTCTGTCTGCCCCGGAACCAAAGATCGCATAGCGGGGTGTTCTTTCATGATGCACGTGACAATGAATCGTTGTGGGGCTGCGTCAGATCGCTTCGCCCTACGCTTCGCGAACAGCGACTCAGCGCGCTTGGTCAGGGCGTCGCAGTGGGCGACGATGGCGTCGATCTTCTCCATCTTGGTTTGAGGGGCGGCGTCCCCGCGCGCGTTCTTCTTCAGCCAGGCCAAAACGCGGTTTGCCTCTTCAAGGGTGTCAAAGTTGCGGCCACGCATCGGGCGATCATTTTCCGTGATCGCATACTCGGTCGGCGCGT